AAGGGAATCCAACCCTCAATGATAAGTAATAGGAAGGTCCTATGCCTGGCGTAGTTATATCAACTTCAGTAAGAACCGGTCCATCAACAGCGACGGTCCGTGAGTCATCACAGTTATTCGTCGTTGGCTTGGCCGACAGGGGTCCAAGCGATGAAGCAGTTTTGGTTCAGAGCATTGCAGAGTTCGAGGCCATGTTCGGTGACTACCGTTCAGACTCATACCTCCACCCGACAGTCGAAACATTCTTTGAAGAAGGCGGCACACAGGCATATGTTGCTCGTGTTGTTGGAGCTAGCGCAACAGTAGGAACGTTGGTATTAAACAACAGCTCGGCAGTAAACTGCATCACGCTTACGGCCAACGGTGCTGGCGCGTGGAGCTCAGACGTAGAAGCAGAAGTGACGGTATCTGGAGCAACAGCAAAACTCAATCTTTCTTACGATGGCACACTCGTCTACACGACAGGAAATTGTTCAACTTCATCTCAGATGGCTGGACGAATTAACTCCAGTGCAATTGCTTCTCGCTATGTGACTGCTTCAATTCAGTCGACTACAACTCTTCCTGCAGCAATTGCATCAACACCGCTTGCAGCAGGAAACGCATATGAGAACCAAGTCACTTCGACTTACTACGTAAACGCCTTGACATTGTTCAATGACGCATTGGGAACCGGTGCTGTTTCATGCCCTGAAATTTCAAATGATGACGTAGCTGTTCGCAACGGATTAGTTGCACATGCCAATAACTACAGCAGAATCGCAATTCTTCACGGAGGAGCTGTGGACAGTGCTGCAACAATCAAGGCAACCGCGCTCGCCCTTCAAGCTGAAGACAATGCAGAGCACGCAGCAATTTACTACCCTTGGGTTACTGTTCCATCTGGAGTGGCTGGTGTAACAAGAACAATTCCACCAGATGGTTATGTTGCTGCAAAAAGAGCTGTTGCCCACAATCAGACTGGCCCACATTTGCCAGCAGCTGGTTTGATATCAACCGCAAAGTTCGTTACTGGAGCTGCTGTTGATATAGACAAGACAACTGGCGATGACCTTGACGAGAACTACGTAAACGCAATCCGCGTAATTCAGAACACTGTCAGAATCTATGGTGCTCGCTCACTTTCGGTCGACACTGAGAACTTCCGCTACATAACCCAGCAAGACGTTGTCAACACGATTGTCACGGAATGCTACCGCTCGCTTGAAGACTTGGTCTTCTCAACGATTGATGGAAGAAATACAATCTTCGCAAATATCGAAGCAAGACTCGTGGTTATTCTCGCCGGAATGAGAGACCTTGGTGCACTCTACCCAGCGTTCGATGCAAATGGCAAGCAGCTTGACAATGGCTACACAGTGAAATGTGATGCCGGAATCAACCCAGCTGCACAGCTGCAAACAGGTCTTGTCAAAGCTCGCGTTGGAGTAAGAGTATCCAGCGTTGGTGACAAGATTGAAATTGACATCGTCAAATCAAACCTGACTTCAACAGTCGTATAACGGAGGAATAGGAAATGGCAAAAATTGCACAGAGACAAGTACTTGCGGAGATATTCCCAAGCAACTTTGCGAGCAACGCCAAGCAGCAAACAAACGTTCAGGCAAACCTTCCTAAGTGGACGGGTTTCAAGTTCGCTCAGGTGTCTGGTGGTGAAATAACAGCCTCCGTTGAGAAAATCTACGAAGGTGGCAAGTCACGCCCAACAGTTCTTTGCGCTCCTTCGGAGATTGGCGACATCACTCTGACTGCACACTACGACGATGACATGGTCAGCGCCGAAACAGCAGCCGGAATTGGTGCAAAGTTGCAGGGACTTCGTAGATACGTAGGTATTGCTTACTACAACATCGTAATCTCAGTTTTTGACTGCGATATCAAGGACCCAACGAATGACCGCTACTACTATGATGCCCTTTTGGTAGGCATCACAGAGCCAGATGGTGACTCGTCATCCGGTGCCCCAGCGACATTCGCCCTTACGTTCGCCATATCTGACGTCACTTCAACCCTTAGATAATAAAAGGGTACTTCCGCTACGGCGGAAAAAGGTGTGATAGTTTCAGGGCATGAGCGATAACACACTTTACACAACAGAAGATTCAGACAGCCAGAAGCAGAAGAAGGCTTCAATCAAAGACGCCATTTCATCGGCTGCTGGCTTAACAACCGTCCCAGAAGAGACACAGCTAAACAAGCTGCGTGCCCTCGTTAAGCGCAAGGTTGAAAGAAACCCTGTACTCATTGAAGTACCAGAGCGACCAGGCCTAAGCGTCAAGGTGAGCCCAAATATCACCCAGACACAGATGAAGAACTGGCGTAAGCAGTGCGGTGAAGATTCACGTAATGGTCTCGATGCAACAAAATTTGCTTGCATGGTCATTGGCCATACAACAATTGGCATCTACGTTGATGATGAAGAAGTATTCGATGAGTACGGCAACATCATGAATTTCGCCCATCCGTTTATTCTTGAAATGACCGAAACAACCAAGCCTGTTCCAGATGCTGTTAGAGCGCTGTTTGGCGTTGACCCACATATTGAATCAGCAGCGCTTGCAATCCTTGATGCCGCTGGATACTCAGATACGGTGTCAGCATCGGACCCTACGAAGGAATCTTCGACGAGCTAGTTAAAGATTCCATAATAAAATCAGCAGCAAGACTTGGAGAGCTATTCGGGCAAAACCCGCTAGACCTACTTGATAGAGATGATGTTGACTGGTTGTTGCTTATGGCATGTGCTAAAGTTATATCCAACGACCGCGAAGAGCAAGAGCGCAAGTCGAAGACTCAGCAGGCATAACCAAATGCAGGCATAGCTCCGGCGCTTTTTACACTCACGTGACTTAACAATCACATCTAGAAGTGGCAAAGAGCTATGGCTGACGAGCTTGTAAAAATCAAAATTGTATTTGATGCCAAGACTAAAGACATAGTAAAAGCACGTCTTGAATTAATGGCTCTTGACAGGGCTGCTAAAAAAATAAGCAAAAACAGCATGGGCCCGATGATGGCATCTGCTGCGCTTAGCACCACTACGGCAGCTCTAAAAATGAAGAAAAGTTTTGACGTTATTGATGCTGGCGTAAAAATGGCCGGTAAAGCAATGACCAAATTCCTGATGACTGCGATTAAGGGTGTGATTCTGGAAATGGGCCTACTTGGTGCCGCAATGCTGGCAACTCACGCTCTTTTTGCTGCAGGAAGATTCCTCATGAAGGCCTACCAAGGGGCAATGCAATTGGTAGCTGGAGGTGCAGCAGCAATGACCATGGCATTGGGGGCAGCATCTGCAGCGATAAGAGAACAGCAAGCTGCAATGTACGCATATAGAGGTAAGGGCGCTCAGCAGTTTGGCTCAGCAATGAATCAAACGAGAATGGCTATGCGCAATCTGCAGGCAGATGCAGACCTCGCGGTTCTTGGAATAGACGGTCTGAATAAGGCCTATGGGGTCATGTCAAAAACAATGAGCTCAACCCAGATAAATGCAAGCGGCAAAGCAATAAAAGCTTTGATGGATTTTGGTTCTGCTGGGCAAGACCCAGAGAAAGCCATAGAGCAAGTTGCTGCAGTTGTTGCTGCGCTGAATGACCAAAAGAAAAGTCTTGCGGATGTAAAAGCAGCTGCAAGCCAACTTGGTCCGGAAATGCAAAAAGCACTAAAAGAATCAAAATTCACACAAACAAAAGAAGGATTCAGAGATGCCCTATTTTCTGGTCTTCTCGCTGAAAAAGGTGGTGTTGCAGGACAGTTTGCGGCAATAAACAACACATTAATAGGTCAGTTGAAATCATATATGACTCAACTTAGGACTGAATTTGCAGACTTTGGAGACCAATTTCTTGAACCGACAAAGGGCGCATTTGAGAGTGTATTTAAAATAATAAGAAGAGACCTTCAGAGAATAAGTGCGACGATTCAGCAATCCATGGGGTTCGAGACTGTAACCGATGGTTTTGTTGGCGCTGTTGATGGCGTAAGCAACTGGATGGTAAAAACAATACGCGAGTACCTACCAAAAGCTGTTGGCATGTTCGACAGAATTGGCGATTGGATGACGAACTTCAAGCAGGGCTGGAGACGTGTAACCGAATACATGCGCCCATTGCAAGATGGTGCGCGAGTGCTTGAAAAAGCATTCAAACCGATTGGGAAAGCACTTCAAGGCGGTGCAAGCAACTTATGGTTATTTAACGATTTGTTGCAAAAAAACGAAGGTGAAGTTACGGCATTTGGTGAAGCACTTGGCGAAATGATTACAAAAGGTTCTGAATTATTTATGAATCTTAAAAAAGGATTTTTTGACCTCCTTCCATTCTTAACAAAGATTGTAAACATGGTTTCTCAATTGCTCGGAATGATGACCAAGCTACTTACTGGAACAATGGGTCAAGGTCTTATGAGCGCACTTGCTCCACTTATCGCATTCAGTCTTGCTGGTCGAGCAATGAGTAATGTTAAAGGCCGTTTTACCCCTGAAACAAAATCGCTTTCGCAAACACAAACGATGAACGTCACAGCGCAGAATGTGATTATGCAAGGACCTGGAGTAAGTGGAAGACCTGGTCCAGTTGGTCCTGGTGGCACTGGGAGGGTGGCTGGACCAGGGGGCCCTAGCCTCGCTTCAGGAGCAACTGCAGCAACTGCAGCAGCTGGAGCAGTTAGTCCTATGGCTCTTTTGGGAATGCAGAGAAATAAAGCTTTCTACAATCAACGTGGATATATGGGCGAACAAAACGCAGCAGCCCTAACCAATATGGACTATGACCATAGGCGCGGAGAGTTCAACAGAGGGAACACTCCAGGCTCAGATGCATATGACCAAAGAGCACTCAGTGCTTTCAGGGGTGGTGGCGCAATGACCATAGACCCAATGACAAATCACACGATGAGAAGCGCAATGGCTCAAGGCCAAGCGATGACAATGGACACTGCAGCTGGAAGCTGGTACACGGAAAGACATGAACAAAGAAAGAAGAACGCCGAAGACAGAGCCTACAACCGTGCGCTTGCAGCAGAGAAAGAACGAGCAGCTGCAGCATACATACCAGCAGGTGAAGCCGGAACAGGGACTGCCAGACAAAGAAGAGCAAGAAGAGCTGCTGCAGAGAGCGCTGCTGACATGCCTTTTAGGGACGTTAGAGGGAGTGCATTAAAAGACTTTGGTCAAGCCACAAAAGACAGAGTCACTGCTGCTGGATTAAAAGCATATGGCCGTGGTGCAGGATTAATGGCCTACATGCAACAGGGTGCATACGACCCCAACCTTGAATCAAAGTCACCGATGTTCAATCCAGATGGAAGCATCGCCATGGATGACGACGGTAATCCAATAATGCAGAGTACAAAAGGTGGGAACATTGACGTTGGTAGTCAACGTGAGCAAGTCAAAGCAAATTATAAAAACAGAATTACAGCAAGAGACGCTGGCGGAGCTGGTAGGACTGGATTTTTTTCAAGAAATATGGAGAGGGTAAATCTTGCCAGAGACCTAAATAGAATAAACAGAAATAACACAAAATTTGGCGCTGCTTCAAATAAGTTTGGAAAGAGCATGGGCGGCAAGATGGGTGCAGGAATGGGCCTTGGAATTGCCAGCCAGTACGCACCAGAAGAGATGCAGGGAGCAATGGCGCTTGGCGGTGTTGTTTCTCAATTTGACGCTAGAGCAGGAATGGCAGTAGCAGGACTTGGTGCCGCATATAACGCTCAAAGTGCAGGAGCCGGATTAATGGCTGGAGCTGCTGGTGGTGCCGCTCTCGGCTCATACCTCGGACCATACGGAGCACTTGCTGGCGCAGTTATCGGTGGTCTTGGTGGTGCGTTCAAGGGGATGATTAATGCCGGCAAGCAAGAAGCCAAAAAAGCAAAGAAGGCCATGGAAAATAACATGGCTGAGGTTTTTAAATCTGTAGTAAAACAAGGTGCAGGAAATTTCTTCAGGAGCCAAGACCAACTCGCAGCACTACAAGAAGCTGGAATAGACACGTCAACAATGAAGGACAGGGGTTCATTCGAAGGTATTGGCGCAGGGTATCTAGCAAAAGCTGCAAACATAAAAGGAATGGTCACAGGAAAAGTCCAAACAGGAGGAACGGCAGAGAGCATTGCAGCAAATAAAAAACTCCTTGAACAGGTACTAAATGAACAAGAAAAGATGGGAGTCATTACAACAGATAAAGAACGTGAAGATATGTTCAAGAGCGATACCGCTGTTCGTTCTGCTCTTAATGCAGCTGGAACAGTTTCTCTTGGTGAGACAAGCGCATATCAAACACAAGACAGAGTTATAACAAATCGTCTTGACCAATTCGTGAAGATGTCCGGAAAATCAATTCCAGAACTTGAAAAACTCGCACACGAGATGGGCTTTAATCTTTACGATACGACAATTAAATTTACAGACGCCTTGACGGGAATGGGTATGGCTGCTGGAAAATCGGCAGACCAAATGAAGCAGGCGTTCGTTGACATAGTTCTTGCTGGCTCAAATGCATTTACAAAAAAGAGACAGCAGCAGGAAGCGCAAAAAGTAATAAATCAGTCATCACAGGGGTTCAGGGACCAAATGATGTCTGGGGGATTGGGTGCAGCAGAAAAAACTGCGGCTACCGATGCGTATTTTGAAGATTACTTTGCCCAAGCCGTTGCTGCCGCTGGCGGAGACGGAGTAGAAGCATATTTAACAACGATGAATATGTTCGGCCAGGGCGAAGAGGGTGGAGCTTTTGCAAAGGGTGGGACTTTTGAAGGAATGGGCAAAGACGTTCTTTCTAATGAAACCTTGAAGCAACAAATGGCCACCATGAGCAAAGAGATACTTGGAACGGCAACAACGCAGGTTTCGGGATTGTTGACTGGTGCAGGATTTGCTGGAGACGCAGGACAGATAAAAGAACGACTAACAGCGATGTCTCAAGACGACCCAACAAAGTTTGCTGCATTCTTGCGTCAAATGCAAGCAGGGGAACTAGATTTTAGTGCAACTGGAAATCAAGACCCAACAAATGCCTTGAACTTTGCTCTCAACAAGGCTGGACTTGGTGGTTTGACAACAACAGCTCTAGAAGACCTAACTGGTGACGGTGGGGCAAAAGACCTTGACGAGGTCGCCAATAAGATGGACACTGCCAGCAAAGACTTCAAGAAGGGTGTAGAACAGTTTACGGCTGCAACAAAAGATTTCTTCAGCGGCAAGTCTGATACTCCAACATGGTGGTCTACCGCTCCTGATTGGTACAAGGAAAAGGACACATCAACCCCACGCGGAGACACAACGTCAAGCCGTCTATCGCAGACCATGTCCCGTCACGCGGACATGAATGCACAGCTAACAGGCAAGAGAACAGTCACATCTTCTTATAGGGATTTTGCACTTGGCTCGATAAATTCAGACCACGTAACAGGAAAAGCATATGACTTGACTGGTCAGAATCTTGGCCAATATCAGAGGCTCGTACATGCAAACGGCGGGTTTGCTGAGTTCCATGGAACACTTGCCGACAGACACCTACATGTTGTTCCTGGTGCCGGATACGGTGACTCACCAGTTCCTTCTATGTCGCGGGTGTCTTCTGGTGGCTCTGGTGGTTCTTCAAGTTCAAATACAATGACAGTGTCGATAAACGTAAATGGAGGAAACGGGTCACCAGAACAAGTTGCGAACATGGTGATGATGAAGCTCAACGAAGAGCGCAGAAAGATGAATGAAAGAACATGAGTGTGAAGTATTCACTTAATGAATATCAAATTGTGACAGTTGGGTATACAAGCCCAAACTCACCGCAACGTCCACTTTGGCCCATAAAACAAAAGTTTAAATGCATCAATAGCGCTGGCACGAATGTTGAGCCAAGAAATCACCCCGACTGGCAGGTCCAGTACAATGGAGACAAATTTTGGCAACCATATGTTACGCCATCATCAAAACCGCACGCAACATCCTATATCGTCTACAACACAAACGACGAGTTTACTTACCAGTCAGGATTTTTGCCAGTATCAAAGATTGACCTAGTTCTTCCAACAGCAACAAAGGGGATACAGGTACACAAAGAACAGTTTGTGGACAACAACACTTCAAAAGTTTACGCTAATGAAATATATTCCGTTACTAAAGATTTTTTTATTTGGAGCGATACAGAGCTTCCAGACTCCAAAAATCCATATTCAACATACAGAATACCCAAGTGGAGAAAACAGTCAGACACGCTCAGCCAGGACTACACTCCATACTGGTATCACCCAACACTAAAACAATTTTTTCCTGTTTCAAAGAAATTAGCTGATGCGCAGTACAACGCATTAGCAAAACTAGATTTATATACTGCATTTCGCGGAGAGGCATCTGAATTCAATTTAAGCACTTTCACTAAAGCCAAAATCGAATATCTGGAGTCAACTGGTCTTTCCAATAGAGAGGCTGTTGAAAAGGCCAGGGCTGAAGCAGCTGCAGCTTCTGCGGCTGCTGCAGCAGGAAAGGGTGGTGTCGGTGGAACGGCCAGTTCTCGTTCGTCGGCAACCAAAAACGCTACTTCAAGCAGAACAAACCAATCAGGTGCTACGGCACAGGGTGAATATTCACAAAATGATGCCGGAACGCCGAACAGGGCTGTTGTTGCAACAATAAAAAAATCAATAAATTCAAGAGTTTTAGCATTGGGTGATACAACTAAAGCAGAAATGATTCAGTACTACAGGGCGCCAGATGGGGATTACTCGCTGACACCAGACAGGTTCCAATTCAGATACTACCCAAACAATGTTTCATATACCGACCTTGGGGCAAACTGGACGGAAGTAGACAGAGTAAACAATTCACCATTTGTTGATTTTAGAAACTTCAAGCTAATGAAAATTTCTTTCGAGTTTGTTGTTGGTGATAATACAAACTTAATGACGTCTTGTGATGACGAACTAAAAATGCTTCGACAAATGGCAACCAGGCCAGAATCTGTAATTTTTCTTGGAATGGATAAAATGTTTACGGAGCAGCTTATTTATCCATCTTGGACTGGTGGTTCTGGTATTGAATTTGCGATTGTAGATTTAACAATAAACTCAGTGCAGAGAGTACAGCAACCACCTGATGCAAATAGCTCATCATCCCCAAGGGGAGAAATAGCGCGAGCAACCTGCAATATAACAATGCAGGAATTACCACTAGAGGGTCCAAACCTAATAGTGCTTCCTCGTCTAACTGAGATATCCACCCCGACCCCGGGAACACCAACCCCAGGACCAGGACCATGCATACCGCTTTTCTGGTCTCAGCCGGGTGTTACGAAAAACAGAGATGCATCTGGGTGCCCGAATGAACAGACGATTCCATAACTATGGCCCAAGAACTTACAACTTTTACAAGTTGGTCATTTGCTAGAAACTTTTCTGGACCTCAGCAGAGAAGAATAATAATTGCAGATTTGCCCAATTTTGGCAAGGGCTCGTTTACCGATGTTTCTCAATTCGTCACTCAAGCAAGCGTTAATTACACGATGGACATGGCTTCAGAACTATCTTTCGACATTCTTGACCCAGGCCTACTTATGTCTAAGAATAATTATTTTATTTTAGGAAGAGACATAATTTACCAGACAGAAACAATAGGGCAGGTTGCCCCAGCAAGTTCTGTTACAAGACCAGTATCTCAACTTTTTGAAATTGCAAACGTTACAGTTTCTCAGGGTCCTGGTGGTAGTTGCTCTTATTCAGTCAAGTGTTACACCAAGGCGGTTCAGCAGATGAAGCGCGACAAAAAAGGTGGAACCATAAAGGGTGGCGGTAGCCAGTACGTAAAAAACGCAGCCAAGAAATATGGTTTAAAATTCGCAGGACAAGAAACAAGCAAGGGTGGCTCAACTACTTCTGCTAAGGGAAGTCGTGAGGCAGAGTCGGTTTGGGACATTATTCAACGAATCGCTGAGTCTGCAAAATTTGTTTGTTTTGAAGTTGATGGATATTTGATTTTTGCATCTGAGCAATGGCTTCTTCACAAGTGGGGTGTGGACAAGAGAACCGTTCCGAACATGATTCCAGATAAAAAGAATCCTGGAAAGAAGAAGCAAAAAGGTTTCAAGGAGCAAAGGTGGATTCCTTTGCAATTCCCCAACAATTCAGTTGACTACGTTGGAACACCGGGAAGATTCCTTCTAACAGAGCACCCGAATATAACAAAGTCGGATAATGACCCATACGCAGGAGACGGTTCATGCACTGTCGAAAGAGTGAACGGAACACAGCTGAGGCCTGGTATGACGGCTTATGTTGGGATAGTTCCGAACATGTCTGGTTTTTACCTAATAACAGATGTCTCTTTTAACGAGATGTCCCCAGATGCGGTTTCGGTTTCGTTCAGAACAATTGAACGAACCGAACAGCAGAAGAAGAATCTAAAACTATTACCAATTGGCGAAAAATATACTCAGACGTACGTTGTCGACAGGTCAATCCTGCCTCAAATAAAAACAACAGTAGAAGAGGCTCGTTCCGCGTCTGGACAGGCAATTACAAAAAACTCTATTGACTCCAGAATTCTCCCCATTCCGACAGATTCGAATAGGTATTCTTACCCGTCAATGGTTTACGCAAATCTCACAAGTACACATGCAATGATAAAAAATCAAATAACTGGTGGAGAGCCAGACTCTGCAAGCACAAACGATAAGGATACTGTTATTTATGTTGGAAATTTAGACCTTTATAATCGACCAGTTTTACCGTTCTCATTACCAGGTAGAACCCCTGACCCATACGGCATCCATACAACGTATTCCACGACTCTCGTGCAGCAGTACGGAAGTGAGTGGAGATGCGTGATTCTTCCAACTATTTACACCGTAGGTGGAGTAGCTGTAGAAAAGACTGCCGCCGAAGTGGAGGCGGCGTTTTTAGCAGCTGGTGGGTATGAGGGAAATGGAAAGCATCTAGGGGTGGTTCGTGGGGATACCGAAAAAAAGGCTCGCCTAAATGGTAGAGATTATGCCTTTTTGATTTCTATGCAACAGGAACAAATTTCAATCAATAGATTTCCTAATGTTTCTGGAAATTTGTATCTGATACCGAATACCGCTGGTGGCATAGATTCATCATGGTATTAATAAAGTAAAATAGAATAAGGAAGGAGACAAAAATGACAAAAAGACCATTATTAGTTGATACAAAAAAAGCTTCCAAGCACAAGCTTACGCCTGGAAGGTTTTATAAGGGTCGGGTTACTTTTGTCAACGCCCAAGGTCAAGTATCAGTCAAAATCCCAGACATACAATGCAGTTATGATTCAGTCACGCCAGTTGGGACAACCGCAACACAGCGACTCAAAGTCGGAGACGTAGTTGAATGTACCTTCAGTGATGAATTTTTTACCGATATAGTAGTTTTTGGTTCTTCGAAAGCAAAAGCTGATGTGTTCGCACAAAAAACAGTTGTTGAAAATCTTATATTAACAATAACTAGTTTACAAAATCAAATAATATCTTTAAATCAGCGCGTCACGGCATTGGAGAATCAGTAATGGACATGCTTGCATTCCCGATTAGATTCGACAGTAGTGGGTTTAAAAAACACCGCGAAGGAAGCGACGAATATTACACGCAGCTCCTCTCTATCTGCATGCTCACAGAGCCAATGACACATCCATTTACTCCAAGGTTTGGCGTAAATGACCCGGCTTTTAGAGGGATAGATAAGGGATTGTTTGTTTTGAATGCTGCGCGATATGTCCCAGAAGTAAAAATAACATCAGTTTTGTCTTCGGAAGATTCTGACTCAAATGCAAAAGTCACATTCTCGTTCGATGTTTTGGTATAGGAGAAAATAGTGCCTGCAGATTTTTCAGACTTCATTGACCTTACGGTATTTGACCTTGAGCCGGGGGATATTTACAAAGACTCATTAGAGCTTGCGCGTCTGACCCTACCCAGCTTTGAGCTGCGAACAGGGACGCCAGAAGATGCAATTTTTCAAGCGATGGCTTACGTCAGCTCGCTAAACATAGCTGCAATAAACAGGCTGCCAAACAGGCTTATGGCCGGTTTGATGTCGATACTTGGTTTTAATAGACAAGAAGGAGTTGCATCAGAAGTAGATGTTATCTTTACCCTTAATTCATATAATGGTGGGACAATCCCAGCTGGAACAGTAGTTACTTTTGAGACGTTCTATGAAGATGAACTTCAAGAGTACGCATTCCAAACATTGGAGGCAGTCGAAATAGGTGCTGTTGACCCAGAAGACGAAGACCTTCCCTTTGCAGTAATCCCAGTTTATTGCTTGACCCTTGGGATAATTCCTCCCGTATCGGCAGATACAGAGCTAAACGTAATCTCTTCTGGCACAAACATAATATCGGCAATCGTAGCGAATCCAAGCGGATTCGTTAATGGAGTAAACCAAGACACCGACTCGGACTATCTGTCGCGTGCTGCCACATACCTTCGCTCATTGTCTTCGGTTATAAATAAATCATCCCAGCTAGATGCGTACGTATTATCATCTTTCCCCGGAGTGGTAGGAAAAGTGAAGTCATACGACTTGACCAACGGAGACAGCACTTCTGGAGACATATCTGTAAAAAGAACATCTGGGGTGATACGAACATTCAGAGATGGGGCCACGAGTCTTGCGACAATACAGACTGAAGCACCTCACCTATTTATTGCAGGAGATTCTGTAAGATTTTCTGGTTGTGGAGAATTCAATGGAGAATTCGAAATACTCGCAACCAGCGCTTCTACAATGGTTTTCACTTCGGTAGGAGCAAACAGTGCCAGCACGGTAGTTACTGGTTCAGCATATGCGGGTGAAGATGAAGCTGGTTACGTTTCTGTTTTTGCTTATGGTCTTAACTCATATCTCAACTCAACTGAAAAAGCAGCAGTAAAATCAGACATTCAGAATTCATCAATTGCTGGACTTACGATAAATGTTCTTGACCCAACCTTGGTAAATCTAACGGTAAATGCAAATGTGATAATAAACGACCTTTACGATGCCGCGGTTCTTGAGTCTTCAATTATTGACGCAATTGTTCAATTCTTAAGTCCTTCCAACTTCCCGGCCAATTTGGACAGGGTTAGAACAAGTCAGATTATCTCCATCATCGCCAACGTCCCAGGTGTTGTCTATGTGGATGAAATAACAATTTCTCCAATCGGCAGTGGTTGGCTTCCAAAATATGGAAATGATTTGTTGTTTCTCAACAAGGGGACATTGCCAATTGTTTCTCACGAGGACATTGCCTTAACGGTGACTGTTTTTGCTCCGTAATGCCAACAACGGTAAATCTTCTTCCGTGGTACGACGCTCTGTCCACCACAGGCGACGATGGGGTCATAGTATCCCTAGCTAATACTGTATATCCGCTTGACTGGGAAACAGATAATGCAACCCTCACGGTATCTCCTACAGACTTGAACGTGACCAACAAGTTTGTTGCTCTAGCAAACCCGTCAAGTGGACAGAAAGTTACTTACCAGCTTCGCAATGTGCAGATACCGCAAGACATGAATGGTAGTGGTCTTTCTTTTAATTGTAAAATAAAAACTCTTGAGGAAGTTACCGTATCAACAAAGTTATGGATTGATTCGGCATCGGCAACTTACTTTGTTGACCCGGAAACAAATATTGCTCAGTCTGCTTCCTCAACTGTTTCCTATCCAGTCCAAAGTAACACAAAAGCACTTTTCAGCGGACTTTACAATGCTGTCTACTCGAACACCGCATATGTCCCAAACGATTTAATAAATCACTATGCAAATATAGATATAGAAATAATAGGACATGGTGCAACTCCAATAAAAATGACGAACCCTAATTTAATTAGAGAGTTAGGTTTTTACGAAAATCCATTTGTTGGTCAATTCAGACACTTAATTCCAGATTTTTATTGGTCCATAGATTCAGAAGAAAGTTTCCCTTCGTATCCATTCTATAGATTAATAGATATTCTCACATCTTTTGCTGGTGATGCCAGGCGTGAATTCACAAGAATGTACGGATATGAGCAGGATGAGCTTTACTCACCAGAACAAAAACTTGACTACTACATAAACAGCTCACTTGTTTCTCCAGTATCTGTTCGTGAGGAGTACATGCCATGGTTGGCGCAATTCACAGGCTCTGACATAAAGCAAAACTTTCAACTCCCAGACGGTTCTTTCTACCTTGACAATCTTGCTAGCGCCGGAGACTACACCGAGTGGCAATTGCGTAATTCATATTACGGAAGAGCCGCTGGGAGTAGGCAGTCAATGATTGACTCTGCAAAAAGAGTTTTAATAAAAACAGACGACGAGGAACAGTCAACGCTTGGTGTTTCTTTGACTCCAAAATTTGGAGGAAATCCTTGGGCCATACGAATACAAACTCTTGCAAATGAAACGCTTGACGCTATAGCGGGGGAGTCAAGCAGCTTGGTTCTTTCTGCTGTAGAGCCATCAAGGCCGCTTGGATTCGAAATAACACACTTAACAGTAGAAGAATTTTTATTGACACTTGACGACATCACGCTTGGTCTTCTGGGCGAATATCCACTGGGATAGCAATGATAAACTTTACAATTACAAATACAGGAGATTGACAATGGCTGGTGGATTAGGTACAAGATTATTCGTTCAGGGCGACGTTATTTCAGCTGCCGACGTGAACGGATACCTGATGAATCAGTCAATCATGCGTTTCGCGACAACCGCTGAAAGAGATACTGCTTTTGGAAACGGAATTGCAGTTGGCGTCACCGTAGGTGGAACTGCTGGGGACGGAAAACCATTGCTACAAGAGGGAATGTTCGCATACATTGACTTCAATAACGACGTCACATTTTATGACGGCTCGCAGTGGGTCTCGGCCCCAACATTCGTACTCGCAGATGGTGAAGTAACAACAGCAAAAATTGCAGACGATGCCGTTACTAGTGCAAAGATTGCTGACGGTGCAATTACTTCTGCACATATAGCAGACGGAACTGTAATCGCATCCGACATAGCAGATGGGTCCGTGACTTCGGCAAAGATTCTTGACGGAACTATCGTCAACGCAGATATAAACGCTTCGGCAGCAATTGCTCACAGCAAACTAGAAAACGCAACTGCGGGTCAGGTTCTTCTGGGTACTACTACAACTGGAGTAGTTACCGCAACAACTATTTCCGGGGATATAACAATTAATGGAGCTGGAGTTGCTTCAATTGCGGCAAACTCGGTAGCACTCGGAACTGATACGACAGGTAATTACATGTCGGACATAACCGCTGGAACTGGCTTGTCAGTTTCACATACCGCGGGTGAAGGTTCTTCCGCCACAGTGTCGCTTGCTGGATTGGGCTTTACCACTTCTTCTGCTGCATATACTCTCGCGCTCACTGACAATAACAATATGGTGGAGATAACGGCAACATCGAATGTGGATGTAACCATTCCTCCAGAAAGTGCGGTGTCTTGGCCAAGTGGAACCCAGATTGTAATTTTCCGAAGAGGAACAGGAAAGGTGAGAGTATTTCAGGGTGCTGGAGTAACCATTCTTTCAACCCCAGGAAATTATTTAAGAGCGACCAATTCTGGAGCAACGCTCGTGCGACGTGATACTAACGTTTGGATACTATTTGGTGACCTCAGCGCAACATGATTGTAACTATTGGCTCCTCTGGCGGCAAGCCTGATACTCCATCTGTTGTAACTGGCTCCACGAAACTCGGAACTGTAGCTGCGACGGGTGGCACAAAGACAACAATAACTTCTGGTGGAACGCAATGGAGTTTGCATCAATTTGACAGTACTGGGGTAATAAATTTTTCCTCTGGCGGCCCAATTGAGTACATAATTGTTGGAGGCGGTGGAGGTGGTGCAGAAGGGGGAGTCGGAGCCGGAGCGGGAGCGGTTGTAACCGGAACAACTACTGTCGCTCCAGGAAATTATGCAATTACCGTGGGTGGGGGTGGTGGTGGACAGGAGGCTTGGCCTTATTTGGGCATCACTGTAAGTAATGGGCAGCCTAGTAGCGCTTTCAGCCAGACAGCAGATGGTGGTCAGTCCGGTGGTAATTCGGGGAATGGAAGAACACCTGGGGCTAGCTTTCAGTCTGGGTTTAGCAACACTGTTTCAGGCGGCGGTGGAGGCAGTGCTGCAAATGGTAACCCTGGTTCACTTCCTAGACAGGGAGGCTCGGGCGGTAGTGGTGATGACATATCTGCATTTTTAGGACAATCTGGTGGCACCACATATAAAGGCGGCGGAGGTGGCGGTTCTGGTTTCTGGGCAAATGACTGGGGCAATGAATCAATTCTTGGTGGGGCTGGAGGGCTCGGAGGCGGAGGACTTTCACCGGGTGTAGGAGCTGTTGGCGGTGGGTATGTAATACCACAAACAGCACGTGGGGCAACCAACAGTGGCGGTGGTGGTGCTACTGCTGCAGGAAGAATGGGACAGCCAACTGATGGCGGAGCGCGTGGAGCAAATGGCGGTTCAGGAATCGTCTATGTTCGTTATGCACTTAGTTCGCAAACAACAGCAGAAGTCAACTTTGTGGAGCCAACATTTAAGGGCAAGAGTGGCGTTGCTCGATATAGAGTAAAGTCAAATACAAATGTTCAGACATTGGGAGACAATTCGCCGATAGAAGTTACCGGACTAACTCCTGGTCAAAATTATAATTTTACTGTCACCACAGTTGCTGATTCTGGAATGGAATCAGATGAGTCAGCAGCATCAAATACATTTCAGCTCGGAATTGCTCCTGGCGCACCGACGATTGGTACAGCAACAGCCGGAAATTCTGCTGGTAATTACAATCGCGCAACAGTTTCGTTTACTCCTGGGACAAGTGGAACTGGAACAACTACTTACACTGCGACATCAATTCCTGGCGGATTTACAGCATCAAATACGACCGGGGACCCGATTACTGTGACTGGTCTATCCGTTGGAGTGAGCTACACATTTACAGTTACGGCATCAAACTCATTTGGAGCAAACACATCAGCGCAATCCAATTCGATTGTAGCGAATGGAATACCACCAGCACCAGTGCTTAATAGCGTAAGTGCTTCATACAGCAGAGCATCACTGTCCTGGAGTGCGGCAGCTGGGGCAACCAGTTATACGGCATACGCTGTTGCTTCTGGATACGCTACGCGTACAGCCACAACAAGCGGAACATCGGTAACAATAAGCAGCCTAAGCACCAACGTCACATATACATTTTATGTTGTTGCATCAAACGCTGCTGGAAGCTCTGGAAACTCCAATTCACTTACAGAATTCACCGATGTTCCTTGCCCAGCAGGAACATTCATAAACCAGGTTCAATTCCCTGGAGAGGGCACTACTTGCACGTACAACAGGGTGTGTGACGGAGACGGCGGTATAGTCAATCAGTATGTTGGCGGAGGATGCAACGTCTGCTGCACGAGCGGTAGGGTCGTTGGTCCTTACTGCGCTGGCTGCTCCCCATGCCTCAACAATGACGAGGGTGGTTGTCCGTAGGATATAGTCTTATCTAAACGTAGATAAATTGGAGCAAAAATGACAGAAGAATTCATACCACCAGCACTAGTGCAGTTCGCAGTCATTGTTGGCGGCGAAGTTGTAGAAGTGCAGGGTTTTTCGGAGGATGCAGAAATGCAAATTGCTATTTACTCATCAGACCCAAAAATTGTTCGTGTAACAGAAGAGAATCGAAATATGGTTTCAGGAACTCTTCACGGGGCAACATGGGATGGCGAAAAATTCTTACCCACCCAATTAATGGAGTAATCATTCATGAGCGCTTGGGAAGAATACAAGAAGAAACTAGGAACAACACGCCCGTGGGATGTACTTCGCCCAAATACCGAATACTCATCAACCGAACTTGCTGCTGAAAGATTTGAAACATGCGAAGCGTGTCCAAGCCTTATTAAAGCAACAAAGCAATGCAAAGAATGTGGCTGCTTTATGAAAATTAAAGTCAAATTAGCCGCAGCAACATGCCCGCTAGGGAAGTGGTAATAACCGTCACCGAAGCGCGGTAATTTTAGCTAGCGCTTCTTTCTACCCACGACAGTGTCTCTTCATCCCAAATGTAGTCACCTTCTGGTCTTGGTGTTGGTGCTTGCCAATCGTTATTACTGTCTAGTGACCATGACATAAACGGTTGGGGAGACACAAATTCGTCTCTGACCGAATCATAGGTGTATCCGGTTCCTGCATATTGCTTGCGTATTCGACCGTTATAACTAGTCTGTATCCAGGTTCCGCCTAGAAGGTTGTGACACCATTCTGCGCCGTTTTCTTCGTGCTCTTCTGCAACGACGATAACTCGTAAGACCTCATTTTCTGAGTTAATTTCTGCGAAATGTGCCATGTATTTTCTTTCTGTTCGACTACTTATCCAATAATAACAACATCAGAACCACCCATGCCGCTATTCCCGCACCTACATGCATGTTTAGCTCCCCTATGACCAGTGCTACCATTTAAGTATGAAGTCGACAGAGACATGGTTTGTGAAAGAAAAATTACCACAAGAAAAGGAAACAGAATTGGTGTCAAAGTATACAAGAAATTTTTCTTGGCCAATTGTTTTCGAGTGGATAATGGGTTTGGTGCTTTATGTCGGTGCTTTGGTTTTGTCTTTTAATGGTACCGTGCCATTATTTATGGGTTCTGCAATTATGTTTTTGTCTTACTTGGTTCTATTCAACTCAATGCATGGAGCTGGACATAGACACTTCTCAAGAAACATAAAAAGAAACAGATGGATGGATACGATTATTGGCGAAGTATCAGCAAATTTGATACATATATCTTATAATCCATTTACAAAAATGCACCTTGAACACCACAGAAACACAAACGTACGCGACCTAGACCCTGATTTTTTGCCGAACTTTAAATTCAGGATGTTAAATGTGTTTTTTATTTTTTCATACCTAGTACGCACAGTTGCGGCTGTTCCAATTATTGGAAAAGCAATAATTAAAATGTTGCCCAAAACAGTCGAGAAGAAATGGGAGTCTAGAAAAAATAATGGATTAATCGTATACACAGATAACAGGACAAGGGCAACGCACATTATTATTTTGGCGTTTATATTTTTAGGGTACGGTTCTTATGGTTTCTGGTTGATTTTTTTGCCTTTTATCCTGCATCGTTATACGCTGATGATTGTTTTCATGTGGCTTCCTCACAGGTCGAGAAAATCAGCCAAGTACGAAAATTCCCGTGACCAAATAACTCCACTTCTTAATAGGTTGTCGTTTATGAAGGGGGTTGATTTCCACCTAGAGCACCATCTATACCCATCTATCCCAAGCTCACACTTAAGAAAACTTCATTTTGAAATACGGGATGATTTAGATAAAAACAAAGGTTCATACCTGGGTCGCTTTAACGGTAAGCCATGGATAGGTTAATTTGATTAGTTCCGGAAGTGCTAGCATCTTGTCATGGAATTGATTGGTACGTGGTTCATAACAGCATCCTCCCCGCTCGGGAAAGAGACATACAACCTTCGCCTAAATAGTGATGGTTCTGGCTCTATTTCGCACGACAGGGGAACAGTTGAATTCTTGGACGCCTTGATAACAAGCTCTGATACATCATTAAATGTTAAAATTTGTGGCCACACAGACATTCCAATGAGCGTTGATTTCCTCTGCCAGTTTGAATCTATGGGAAAATCCCTAACTGGTTTTGTTGAGATTGGCGAATACGCAAACATTGAGCTCGCCGGGGTGAAGATATGACCATTAAATCAGTTTTTGATATGCCAATCAAATCAGTTGATGGCACCTTCGACGTGATGGATTCTGTGCGCGGTAAAGTTTGTTTATTCACGAACATAGTAACGAAGACTGACTATCAGCCAAGATGTAGTCCTATCTGGTCATACGCTAGAGCTGCAAGGCAGTTATGGGAATTTCAGAAATTGCATGAAATGTTTTCAGATAAGGGTTTTAGCGTTGTCGGTTTCCCATGCAACCAGTTTGGCGAGATGGAACCATCGAACAACGAAGATATAAGTCAATTTATTTCTGAAGCTTATCCATTTGTTACTTTTCCAATTACCGAAAAAGTTGAAGTGAACGGCCCTAACGAGCATCAAATATGGAGTTTTCTCAAAGGGGATATAGTGCGCGCCTTTGATGACAACAAAGCCGATGGCTCGGACAGGGCTGCAGATGGACAAAACCTCGCAGGACAAGCCATTATGCGAATCCCGCATAACTATGAAAAATTTATGGTGAGCAGAGATGGCCAGCAGGTTGGAAGATTCAATTGGGCAGACCTGCCATTGGCTGACAAGCCACTCGCCGCTGGTTCATCATGGACAGTGATGGAAGCAGTGAAATCACTTGTAGGTTAATTATGAAAATGCCATCTACTCCACATATTGGTGCGGAAGAACTATCAGAAATCAGCGAAATCGTTTCTGAAGACCTTGGTAGCGGGATAGTCGTTTTTAGAAACGCATTCAATGTTGAGGACTGGATTCTCAAGCACATCGACGAGTGTGCAGCAGAAGCCCACAAGAGTCGCTGGTCCTACGTGACCGATGAAGACGGCATAGAGTATGGAATCAACGAGGATGGCTTTAGGTATCGTCTAGAAGACGTCCCAAATGCCCCTGTAAGGCTCCTGGAGCCCGTTACAGAGGCGACAAGCCCAGATGTGGTCGAATACTTCACAAGTCTTGAGGACGCCATCTACAAGTGCCTGATTCGCTATACAGATATGTTCCCATTAATCGTTGGGAGCCTCTGGTGGAGGACAAGGGGTCACATACTCAGGTACGACGGTGGCGGGATACTTGGATGGCACCAAGACAACGACACGAACTATAAAGTCACCCAGGGTGTCAGATACATGCCACGTGGGCAGGTAGCACTCAGACAGACGGCTGGCGCTTTGGCATATTTCAATGATTGTGTAGATAGCGCCGATGAGCTTGATGGGACCAACTTTGCTGGTGGGCACCTTAAGTTTGCATACCTCGGTATTGATTACAAGCCTAGAAAAGGAGACATCATCATGTTTCCAACCAACTACATCTGCGCACACGGAGTGACAAAGATGGAGGGTGGAACCAGGTACGCATATCTTTCGTTCTTTGGCCAAGGCGGAACCGACAATGCGGCGAATATAAGAATTAAAGAGAAAGATGCAAGCATCCAATGGTGTGAGCCAGTTTGGTTTGACAATATTTACGACGACTACGAGCTTTATTGTAAATCCGAGTACTCAATTTGGTCGAAACCAACACCAGGCCTAGAACTTGGCTCCAATCCTGTTTTCCAAAACAGATGTGTGACGCAGTATGGTGAAACACACACCGCCCTGGAGGTGAATCAAGTTGAAACGATATGAAGTTGATACACCAGATATTTCGGGTGAAGCACTAGAGGAAATACGCAATCTTAAATTCACCGACCTTGGTGGTGGGGTTGTTGTTTTTCATGATGTGATGGACGTAGACCTGCCATTGATGTCAAAGTGGATAGACGATAACGCGTTGGCCGCACACCAACAAAGATGGAAATACGACATTGACAAAAACGGTGTTGTGTATGCAAAAAACGAAGACGGAAACAAGTTCTCTATTGAACAAGTTGAAACCGTTCCAGTGAGAGTTCTCGAGCCAGTGCAGGACGGCACAGAAGAAGAAATAGTCGAAATAATCAGAGGATGGGAAGACTCCATCTATAAAACGTTAATCAGGTACATAGACATGTTCCCTCTGGTGGTTGGAACCATATGGTGGAGAAACCGTGGCCATGTTCTTAGATACGACCCAGGTAAGCATCTTGGTCTACATAATGACAACGACACTAACTATAGAGCCACTGGTGGAGAGAGATACATTCCGTACGGGCAGGTTGGAGCAAGGCAGACTGTCGCCGTGCTTCTATACATAAATGATTGTGTTGATTCTGTCGACGAGCTTGATGGCACAAATTACAGCGGTGGCGAATTGTATTTCCCATACCTAAACATAAGCCATAAGGCCAAAAAAGGCGACATCATAATCTTCCCAACAAACTATGTCGCATCCCACGGAGTTAATGAAGTAACTGGTGGAACAAGGTATGCATACTTGGAGTTCTTCTCGCAAGGCAGCCCAGACATAAACATCAGACTCGAAGTTGCCGAGCCAGATGAGGTTTCAAGCTGGTGTGTTCCACACTGGATAGACACTGTTTACGATGATTACCAAAAGTACTCAAATCACATCAAGCAGAATTACTCTCACCTGAAAGAAAACAGCAACAAAATTGACTATCTGGTCAGGAACCTTGAAGGGGAAAAAGGTTATATAAATCCGTTAAATAGAAAGCTTGATTGATTGTGGCGAATATAGGAATTGTTTCAATGGGGAATATGGGGCTCACCATAGCGGCAAGTATGATTAACTCAGGCAACAAAATTCACTGGACATCAGAGGGCCGCTCTGAACAAACAAAACAAAATGGGAGAAACCTTAAAGGCTCAATAGAGCACGCAAACATGCAAGAACTTTTCAATGCTTCAGATGTTGTATTTTGCATTGGCAGGCTTGGGGCAGGAATAGACACAATTAATTCAGCCGCAGATAATAAATTTGAAGGGATATATGTAGACGGGAATAATCTCAGCGGTGAATCTTCAGAGAAAGAAATAAGCGAAATAGCTGAATCTGCAAATTTAAAATACGTAGAGGCCCTATTCAGGGGTTACCCAATTGGGTATGACCAGGGTGGTGGTGAGGATAAGCGAGACTTATATCTGTCTGGGCAATCAGAGTTTGCAAAAGTTGTTGAATCTTTATTTTCTGACGGGATTTGGAAAGTTCACATTGTCCAAGAATCAGCAAAAGCATTAAACAGAACAAGATTCAAAAGACTCTTTTAGTCAACTTCCCCAACCAAGACTGTTTTCTGAAGATTATTTCCAGTTCCAGAATTTCTTTTAAGTTCTTGAGCCCATTCATATGAGCCTTCTTTTTCTTCTTGTCCGTTGCCGTGAAAGAACCAGCTAAGGAAAGCCCATCTCTCCCCTCCGCTAACCTCGGAAACTTCGTGACATCCTATAAAGTTTGAAGGGTAGATAATTGCCGAGCCTGTTTCTGGCTTAACATTTATCCCCCATATTCTGAATAGGACATCTCCTCCAGAGTATGAATCATTCAAAAATATTGAAGTTGTAAGCGTGTTGAAAGCCGGACTAGTTGTCATTGGTTCGAGAGTCCCATGCTTATAGGGTATGTTGCAGTCAGAGTGCGGACCCATGTCGTTTCCATCGCCATATCTAATCAAGTAGCCATCAGTTTGGCCAGTTATGCACTCCAAGGCAACCGGGAAAATTTTGCAATACTCGACTACCGCTGAGTATATAGATTCTCTGAGCTTCTTGGTTACATCGAATTCCCCTATGTTCGTGTATCTACTCGGAGATTTGCTTTTACTAATCTCGTCAAACTCATAACCACCGTCGCTTATTGTCTTTCCATCCACTATGGAATAACCCTGGGGGGCAGTAGACTCAAATATGTGGTTTATCTCATCTGTGTCATCTTGGGATATTTGAACCAAATCTCGCACCAAAACTATGCCGCTACCAAGGTGCACTAATTTCATAGACTTTCTCCGAGGGCTAGCCTGTAAGTTTTGGAAGATTTATCCTCACCAACAGAATCTAGGTACTCTAAAAACTTTTCTCTCAAATAAGGAATATATACGTTTGAAGATATTGCAGCTTTTTCTGGATTAACTTCTGGGTCTTCAACTTCTTCATTGACTATTGGATTTGGGGTTCCATGCGCATACCATCCAAGATATGTGAATCTTTCTCCAGATTCGACAGGAGTGACTTCGTGTGCGGCAACATAGTTGGAAGGAAACATAAGAATGTCGCCACGCATTGGACTGTAATCAATATTAAGATATGTGAATTTATGATGACCCCCAGTAAAGTCGCCAGGGCCAAAACCCTCATAACCGAAACCTCGCGAACCATAGCCATCAACACAGGTGCCAAAATAAACAATGCAAGAGACCGTATTCCTTGACGCTAGCTGATGCGGGGGATGAGGAATTCCGTAAACGTAATCAACGCTTGTGTCACTATGCTCACCTATGTATCCACCGCAGTCAGATGAGTAGTTAACCAAATGCCCTTTGACTTTCCACCAAATATTTTTATACGACAGAGGGAACATGTGCATGTATTTGAGGAGATACCTGTCTTTTGAATCTTCCAGAAAAGTAAAAAGACTAACCACTTCAGCCCTAGTGTCCTGATGGACCCTTGAGCCTCTTTTGGGCATTTTGTCAATTCCGTTTTTTGAGAAGAAATATCCGCTTCTGTTCACATATTCTTCTTGACCACTGTCTGGATTTATTGCTGGAGAGTACATTTCTGCAACCTCTCTATCAACTATCTCCTTAGATACACTGTTGGCAAACGCCCAATCAACAGAAACAGCATTTCTAAAAACCACAACACCTCCGCCAAGGTGTTCTGCTTTAGCATCGTTAAAAATCATTTATGGTCATTCTTTCGTGATTTGAAAGGCATTACCTCGTTTGGTATTTTGCCTTCATCGCCATATTTATCCATTAGATATTCATCATAGTCACTTACTATGTTTTTCATCCACCACTGACCACCAACTGGTCTATCGGTATACAAATCAGGGTCCATAGGAGTTATGCCCCTATCGTCTTGCGCGGAACCCTGCGAGAATAGACATAAGTACGTGTACCTGCAGCCCGAAGTAACTTCAAGTATCTCATGTGCTCCAAGATAGTTGGATGGCATAAACACAATGCTTCCAGCTCTAGGTTTTATTGTTGCCCCTACATGCGGAATAACCATTTCTCCGCCAGAAAAAGACATTTCGCTACAATCACCGTCTTCACAATTGTCATTAAGATAAACAAGAACTGTTATTACTGCTCTTGTTGCATTCTCTACTGGCGGGAATTGCCCATACCTATAATTAACATCGTTGTCGCAATGTAGGCCAAGTTTTGCTCCAGTTGGATATTTGAGTGCATGTCCTTCAGTTCTCCACCATAAGCACTGCAGTATTCCGGGGAATAATTCAATATATCGCAAAAGGCATTCGTAAACCACTTTTTCGCATTCCCAAAAAAAGGGGTGATTTAGATTTTGAATCCTTATTGGAGTTTTTGCTATTGACTCAAGTTCAAATATGAATCCACTTCTGTTCACTGCATGAATTGGCTCACCATTTTCATCAAGAATGTATTCGTACTGCTCTTTTATGGACTCCACCGCAAGCTTGTCTATTATTTTAACTATTTCACCTACGGGTACATCAATGGCGTCTTCAAATACAACGACACCACCACCAAGGTCTCTTAGTCCAGAATTCATGGAAAAAACATATCACATTCTTCAGCTTCGGCAGCTCTTAGGACCACCTACGGCGTATTCTGACCAGTCGGGTACGACTGTAAAATTTTCGTTTTTAGGTTTAAAATTTGCACTTACAACAATTCTGTCTTCTTCACCATAATGCCTATTTGTCATATGGTGAATATAAGAATTGAATAAAACCAGTTTTCCAGTTTTTGCAGGTATCGCATACGAGCTCTCTATCATATTGCAGTGATTTGTTAGGAATATTAAATCAGCACTTCCATCTGGGGCATTGACGTAATAGGATATTGAAAAATAGTCATTTGGATGAAGGTGAGTATTCACCCTGTGTGTGTGGCCAGCTACTGATTGACCTCGCTCTAGGGTTAATGTCCATATTGAGTCAAGTTCCATATCCTTTCCAAGAATTGAATTTACTGATAACTTCAATTCCTCAATAAGCCTTGAACACTCTGGCATTGAAAATGGATAGTGCCTATCTTCATAAAAAGTATGTGCCGGATTTGGGTCTTTTATATATGGTATTGACCCAGAATATTCTTTAATTTCTCTTGCAACCAAATCATTATCAATGTTTGTAATGTCCGTCGTAAAGACATCAAGAGTTATTAAATTTATTTTTTCATACTTTTTATTCATACACAAAATTCGCCATATTGACTGGTGGATTTTTTTTCAACCATACATTAATTACCATCACATTCCTAATACCAGAAATACATGGACTTGTTTGATGTATGACTCTCCCAGCATCAAATATAATCAACCTATTCTCTTTGAATGCGATTCTTTCTCTAAGTTCTATTGGGTCTAGTTTTGTTTTTAGATTTTCCCATTCAAGAGCGTCTTTTTCTCCAAATATTAATTTCGTTTCAAATAACTCCAAAAATCCACCAACCACTTTTTCTGCAGATGGTCCATAGTAGACACATCCGATTTCTGGCCCGTTGTAAATTTTTGTATCTTGGTAGAGAAACGTATCCTCATCGACATGTGGTCCAAGAAATTGCCCAGGGCCAAAAGTTCTAGTCCAATACTCAAACCCAAGAATATCCTCAAGAGGAATAGTAAGGTTGTTTTCCCATATTTTTCTAATTACTTGTTTTCTCACAGAGTCAGCCGGAGAATACCACCACCCATGCCAAAACATGTATGGGGCATAGCAACTAGATTGCTCGTTATGATAGGAATTAACTTCGCTTGCTATCCTTGATTCAGCTTGCATTAATCCAGGAAAGAAGCTTTCACATTCAGAAACCAGATTGAATAGCTCGGCGTCCAAGTAGTTGTCAAGTATATTCATGGTTCAAAATTATGCTCTATTGAGTTTTTCCTGAAAACTGCAAATTTATTTCTGACAACATTTCCGCAAGTACGTATATGGGCTCAGTGAAGTGAGAATCTCTTGCATAATCAGAGCCGAAGGCACCGCTGTTAATTAACATCGTGCGAGATAAGTTTTCGTAACTCACAGCCACCCCAGGTGAGTCATTGAACAAAACTTTAGATTCCATAAAAAGTTATTATAACCTAGTTAGCCAAAGCAAAGATACCTAGATATGCACTGTTTAAAGGCATTAATTTTTTACAAACATCGTGCAACCATAGTTGCTGGAATCATGGAAAAGCGTTCCATCCATAGACTTGAGTGTTTTATGGAATTCGTTGTTTGGATGAAACCAATAATCATCCCTGTAAAGTTTCCCAGAGTTGTTGGATGAATTCACCATCAAAACACCAGCTGGAGCCAAAGCGTCAACGCACTTACGGACCAATTCATTATTATCGTACACAAAGTGATAAGCCTGCATAGCTATGAGCTCAAAACCAGTTGCTTCACCTTGACCTATTTCCGACCTGTCCACGACATAGTAATCAACGTCATATTCAACTTCATTCAAATCGTCACGCATAAATTGCTCAAAATTCCACAGACTTTGGTTATTCACGAAAAACAATTGAGTTTCTGGAAATTTGGTTTTCTGCAGCCATGGTGAAGCGGTCTTGTCTGCATCAAAGTAGAGAATTTTATTTGGAGATTTTGAAGACATAATAAATTCATTTGGTGATGCTTCTGCAACCATCATGCTGGACCACGCATCGTTCATTGCCTGCGTTATATCAACGTACCAAAGACCTTCGGTTGCACCTCTTGCGGCAATTGACAAATTCAAGTTTAAGGATTGTCTCCAGTTAAAAACTCTTTGCAATCCCTCAAATCGCTCAGCATATCCTCTTTGGGCAGACTCTTCACCAAGAATATTTTCTGGCATGTATTTTGAAATCGATGTTGATACCATCGCTGTTCTTAGTTGCTTATTGTCCATTTTTTGCCGCCTTTGCAAGCGTGTAATTCCAATTTGCAGTTCTGACTCTGCCTGTCAAGAGGGCATTTTGTTTTGAAAAAAATCTTGGTATTGCATTATTGGTGTACGTAGGTTCTAGGGAGCTCCTAAGGTCGCTGCTATATCTCCACATACTCCTCAGGGCAATCACTACATCTTCAATCACCATTGAGTCAACATTTGTTGGGTCAAAGTCTAGAATGTACGCGAATATTGCGAGTGTTTCTTCGTTGTAAACAATTTCTTCATCGGCATCGTAAAGATTTTCTCCGCCAGCAGCCCTATGCCTCACTTGCAATCTCCTCTACTACTTCATCTTTATGGAAATCGCCTGGTTCGGTAACTTCCCATTTCATTTGAGGGTCATTTGACTGCAGTAGGTCGCAGAAAAATGTTGCACCGTCTGGAAGTTCATATGACATTAACGCTGGGTTCCACCTAGCAACCTGCGAATCCCTATTTGGGTTTTCCTGTGGTTCTTGTATGTTCGGAAAATCTGCGTCAATGTCTGGACAGACTTCATATTTCCCAGAATTCATAGCTTCTTCAACTATTGAAATTTTTTTAGGGATTTTTGGCGTTATCTTCATAAAGATTTTACGCTTGGAGTCTTGCTAGCGCCGCCAATTGCAACTTAAGACATTCATACGCATCGTACTGTGCTAGCAGTGCACTGTTTTCATTAGTGGCAAGATTAATTGGGTTCACCATATCGGCCTCGAGGTCAGCATCTTCCACCCCCAGGACGAATGCAAGGGTATAAATTGAATACTCAAGTATTTGAATTGCTTCAGCTTTTGCTTTAGCTAGTTGTTCTGCCGAAAGCGCCATGTCCTAAACCCTACTCTGCGATTCGTGACTTTATACCGTCAATCTTTGAAAGAAAATCGGCAATCAACTTATGACCGTGAATTATTCTGCCGTCTTCTGTTCCAGGTGTAAAACTCTTTTCGTCAAACGTGTCTGGGTTAAAACCCTCTTGAAGTAGTCTCTCCATTAGCTGTCTCTCAAGGTCTTTGAGCGTTCGCTGATAGACGAGCTTTTTCTCCTGGGTTGTAAAAGAAGATTCAAATTTCATAGCGGCTCCATAATCCCTTTGTTGGACAAGTACCCATATTTTACACTATGGATTGGCTAATTTTGGCAGCCCGGTGAATGTTGGTCCTATTCTATTATTGTCAGCGTCAAGACCTGAACGAATACCCTTAGTCCACGTCCATGGGTTTTCAATACCGTTTTTCGCCTTCATCTGACCATACTTCATTCTCGACTCAACCAACTCTTTATCGTCCCAGAGACTTGACTGGATAATTTCAACATTCTCAAGGACGGAATTATCGTAGATATTAAAGAAGCAAAATGGCGTTCCGGCCTCGAACACAACAGGCTCTCCAACTTTTGTTATTTTCCAGTTCATCTGGGATTCGTCTGGCCACCAGTAACTTGGAATTGTTGCAGTAAGTGGGGCTGCTCCGTCAATAAAATAGTTTGGCGAGCCAGTCATCCACATGCTGTAACCGTCTTCTGTGTTTACAACCCAACCCATATGAATAGAAATCATTCCTATTATTGAAGAAGTGGCTTGAGTCCGACCGTTTTCTGTAGTCTCCCCGGAGAGGATTCTTGGGGGCGTATTTCCTCCGTCCCACTGGACAACCAAGTCTTCCTCCATGACAATCTCCCACCCATAGACATTTGCAACAGTCATCGGCATGCATTGGTAAGCATGCTTGTTATGGGTGTTATCCATCCAATCACGATTAAAACGCGATTGCTTAATTAATGGGGAAGTTTGATGTGTTTTTTTTAAAAACAATTTTGTCATTTTTTGTAAATAAACCTCTCCACCTGATTCGCACTCGGACTGACTATGCCGGGTCCGTATTCTGCATCTGTCCCATCCATGTTTTTGCCGTAACCCTTCCAGAGTTTGTGATATCTATCGTTGTAGTCAAACATCGTAACAGCGGCATACTTGGTTCCTTTTGTAACAGGCCTGGACGCATGTGAGTAAATAAAGGTAGAAGGGAATAAAACAATATCCCCATACTTTGGCTTAAATGTAATGTCAAGAAACGGAAAGAAAAGCTCCCCGCCTTCATAGTCATCGTTTAGATACATAACAGAAGAAACTGTACAGACGTAGGAAAAACCGTGGTCTGCGTGCACGTTGAAGTGTTGGCCCTCGTTGTACCTGACATAGTTTATTGCTTCCATAAAATCCATGCGAATGTTATAACGAGATTCATAGTCCTGTAAACAGGCAGTCAGTCCTGTCACTGTGTCGTTGTATATATTTATCAATTCGCTGAATTGTTCTGGGCAATTTTCAAAGTGCGCAGGACTCATTTTGCAATCAACACAGTCTCTGTAATCCTTCATGACTTGTCCATCACCAACAAGAGCCTCCATCCATGAGTACGGAGGTGTATCGCTGTTTCCTATTGTCGCCTCAAGCCGCTCTGGTATTTTCAGGTCTTGATTTAGAACATTTCTATAGACCAAAAAACCAGCCTTTGGGTCTCCCACATACTCAACATCGATGTTTCTCATTTGCTCATCATATCCCGGAAAACCATATTGCCAAACTCACCCTATTGCCACTAAACACGCTATCCACATAGTGCCGGTGTATCAAATCGCTCGGGAATATCACACAATCACAAATATTTGGTTTGTATCGATAGTCAATCCCCGGAAACACCAAGTCACCGCCCGTGAAATCGCTGTTTAAGTAGACCACTGCAGAAATAACAAAATTACTACAGCCAGGTTTTGGTGTTCCGTCAAGATTCTGGTTGTCTGCATGTTCTTCTGTTGTATTCCCCGGAACCACCTCAATTAAGGCTGCTTGGTCAATCTCCAGATTGAGACCAAACTCTTGTTCGGCTAATCCAAGAACCCGTTCGCATATCTCTTCAAGGATTCCATATGCAAAAAAATCGTACTCCAATAGCTGCGATTTTTGATAGTACCCAGTGGATGGGTCATCTTTTGCTAGATTTGAAGGTAATCCAATTGCTTTTATTGCGCTAGTAATTACTTCGCATTCTTTTTGCTTTACAGCGTCTTTTTTTATGATAACCATCATCTACTGAACCGTATAGAACGAAGGTGTCGTGTATCTGCACCCCTCTGTCACCATAGTGACTCCATGTAGATAATTGACATCACCTGGATGAGCAACGGCTAGACCTGGTTTTGGCTTGATACTTATACCGTGTTGGGGGTAATAAAGCTCCCCTCCCTCGAAGTTGTCATTGTAGTAGAAAAGAGAATTTATGTCGTAGTCAACGAAGGCGTTTGGTTCTCCATTGTTTAACTGTTTGTCAGCGTGCGGCTTTTGCTCAATTCCAGGACGCCACTTCATAATTACTGGTGGTCGTGGAGATAGCTCTACACCGTAGATATCTTCAAGCACTGATTGCATCTTATCTATATATTTCTCAATTATTAAAAATACCTGTGGAGAAAGCTTTTGAAGAATATCGCTACTACACGTTCTGTCATTCCAGTAATCTGCATTATATAGACAGGTCCCATCTTCTGCATAGACGCTTTCCTGTGAGTTGTTCCATTCGTTAATTTTCGGACAGAATTCCTGCACTGTAATCAAGTCCTCGGCATCGATGAAGTTCTCAAAAATATGTATATTTTCAGGACCTGACCCAAAGTGCCCAGGTTTTATTTTCCATGGTGATTTGCTGTCTGTTGACATGCCAATAACACTAACAGGCTATCGATGCTTGGATTTGACTAAATCGTACAGAATAACATCGAGAAACGACCTTTCAAGTATTTCCAGTTTCGTACGATTTGAGATTTTAATATCTTGACTGGTTATTGAATTCATTTTCAAATAAGCGTTTTCCGAAAGTGTAAATCCATGGGTAAATTTGACTTTATCAGCCAGCCAATTAATTGCTGTTTCTCTATCTTCCATAGCAAAAAGATTCATACTTTCAGTGCATTCACTTATTGCGCTTGGTTCTGGTAGGTCTGATTCTATAAAAACTAAGTTCACACTACTTGCGACGTCAATTTCACGTAATGCAACTACCGACTCGTCACATGTAGCCAATCTGCAGAAAAGCATTTTTGACTGTATATTTCCCGAACTTGAAAATAGTTCATTGGCTCCAAATGGAGTAACACTACCCCACATGAATTCTTCAAGAAAATAATTGTCAAACTCCACATTGCCACTTTTGGCTACGTATTTAGCGATACTCAGATAATGCTGAATAGGCTCTCTAATAAGTGAAAATACATCGTAGGCATTTCTATTTTGAAAAATTGGGTTTGAAGCAAAATGACCAGATACGTATGGATTATCCCTAAATATATCTTGTGAAAAGATTTCACTCTGAGTAGGTTTATGTAAATGGAAACCTTGTTCTGAAAATGTTTTTTCTAATGCATTAGCAATCCCGTATCCAGATGTTCTGGGTATGTGCAGATGATATATTTTTTTATCATTCATGTTCTGTTTCTTTTATTTTTTCATACAGTTCAAGGTCTATTTCAATTTTTGAATATATTTTTGATTTGTGTTGCCTGCTTATTCTAAATGTTGGTTTAGGGGTTTCGTTAATTACTGAATTGTTATTAGACATTCTGATTCCATATAAATCAAATAAAATCTTATTTATTCTTTCTACAAAAAAAGCCCTATTTTCTAAAGTCCCTATTATTATTTTGTCTAATCTTTTACTTAATTCTGAATAAGACTTCGGCTTTTCTACAAAGAACGCTTGATACCTGGCTTCAACCAAGTTCCCATATGAGTCTAGATAGGGTTCATTTTCAATGCATGCAATTTTGGAGAACAAAAAACAAGACTGTGGATTATTGCATCCAGAAATTCCTTCAAATTGAGTATTGAATTCGTCATCATTATTTAAGAATAAGTCTAGAAATTCTTCGGTAAAATTAACTCCAGACTGAACTGCTGCATATTTCGCCAAACTTAGATACTGCTCAAATGGTTCTCTTATTATGGAGAATGTTATTAAATCATCCACCAATGCAATCGGATTTCTGGCAAAGTGCCCACATATTATGTCGTATGAATCTGCTATTGATGGGTCAAAAACAAACTCGAATTTATCACCTTTATGCTGTGACCGGTTTGTATCCTGCGCATATACTTTTGGCTTATTTTTTAACAGACTTCTCGATGAGGCATCAATCAATTCGTATTGCATTTTGATGCCAGATGTTTTTGGTATATGTAAGAAATAAAGTTTTTTACTTTTGAACATCCATGGCCGCCATCTCCATCAATATCTTATGTTTTACTGGAATCCAGAAATGTGGAGAAGTGTACCTAACCCCATCCGTGACTTCAGTAACCCCGTGAGCGTACATGTTTGTTGATGGGAAAAAAACCAGCGTTCCAGGTTGTGGCTTCATGTGAATGTTGTATTTTGGAAAGAAAAGTTCCCCACCCTCGTAGTCGTCATTTAGGTAGATAATTGAGCCGTAGTCGACTATGTAGTTATATCCAGGCCAACCATCTGCCGTTTCCCCATCTGCGTGGATGGCTTGATTTTCACCAGTGTTCCATTTTCTTATTCCTGGCTTTGTTCTTTCAAGAAATCTGCCAAATTTATACTGCACTTCATGCTGTACTGCATCTACGTATTCTTGCATTATTGAAAAAATTTCCGGAGAATTTTTTTCAATCAACTCTGGAGTATGAATACTGTCAGTCCCAAGCTGGCTTTGAGACTCCCATTCTTTGGTCGAGCGGCAGTAATCAAGTATTTTTGCAAGGTGTTCTTTGGTTATAAAATTTTCTTTTATTACTATGTTTGATGGGTCGGCAAAAGGGAGACTATCAAGCTGCAATGATTCGTCCCGGAAAATCATCCGGAAACCTCACTTAAATCCAGGACCAAATGGTGGTGGGAAGAAAGGTGGAAAGAATGGTGGGAAGAACGGAGGGAAAAACGGAGGGAAGAAAGGTGGGAAAAATGGAGGAAAGAAAGGCGGGAAAAACGGCGGGAAATAAGGAGGAAAATACGGTGGCGCAACTGGTGTTACCGAGTTTGAAGGCGCAGAAGCCTGTGAACCGTAAGCATTAGACGCAGTAACTGTGAATGTGTAAGCAGTACCGTTGGTAAGGCCAGTAATAGTGATTGGTGATGTTCCAGTTCCAGTAAGACCACCTGGGGAAGACGTTGCAGTAAATGTTGTCGTTCCAGTTCCTGCAGCTCCAGCGGTATACGTAACAGTTGCTTGAGCGTTTCCGCCAGTAGCAGTACCAATGGTTGGAGCTCCAGGCCTATTTCCCGCTGTAACCGAGTTTGACGAAGAAGAGTCGGCTGTTCCGTAAGTTGTGGACGTTCTCACAATAAACGTATAAGCCTGCCCTGCTGTCAAGCTGGTTGCTCTGATTGGACTTGTCCCACTGAACTGCGCACCACCTGGACTTGCTATTGCCGTATAGGTTGGTGAACCTGTTCCTGCGGAACCAGGTGTAAACGGCACGTCAATAGCTCTATCCACATTTTGCACTATCGCAGCAGTTCCGATTGTTGCAGCGGTTGGTGCATTACCTGCTGTCACAGAGTTGGAAGCAGCGGAAGTTGAAGAACCAAATAGGTTTGATGCAGTTACAGTAAACGTGTACGAGGTTCCAGCAGTAAGACCAGTAACACGAATTGGACTGGCCCCAGTGGCCGTTATCCCTCCGGGTGATGAAGTCGCAGTAAATGTAGTTGCACCAGTTCCAGCCGCTCCAGCGGTGTAGGTGACGTCAACTTCTCTGTTTGCATTCTGGACTATGGTCGCTGTTCCGATTGTTGGTGCGCCAGGGTTCTGTCCTACTGCAACAGAGCTAGTTGTAACTGTGTCTGAGGATACGCCATAGTTTGTTGTAGCTACTAGCGTGAATGTGTAACTGGTTCCAGCAGTTAAACCAGTAACAGTTATTGGTGAGCTTGAAGCTGATGCGCTAACGCTTCCAGGGTTTGATGTGGCTATATAGGTGATTGCGTCTTTACCAATATATTCAGAAGGAGTAAAAGATATTGCGGCAGCAGTGCCTACGCCAGTGTTCGTCGCCGTTACGTTGGTTGGCGTTGTTGGCTTTTTACCACCACTATCTTTTAGTGCTTCCATGATTTACGCCGAAAGGTCTCCGATGAGCACCCAGGTATCTGCTGCTCGTTTGATTAGCGTAGCACCAGACCACTGAGCGCGAAGCTTACGTCCTGGAGTTGCGTTAATCGTCACACCAGAGCCTTGAGTGACAGTGCACTGTCCTGAGCCGGTCTGAATAATCGTGATATGGGTTCCGGTTGGGAAGAGGACGGTTGAGTCTGGCGGAACCGTCAA